AGCCAAAGCAGCTAAGAAGATGGCTGATAAGGAGTTGGCTGACTTACAGGCTAAGTTTGAAGCTGATTGCGATGCGTTAGCCAAAGTTGCTAATAAAGTTGATAAGCAGTTTGATGAAAAGATCAATGAGCTTGCTGAAGATATCGGCCCTATCCCGTCATTCATGATTGGCGTGCTTGCCGATATGGATAATGGCGGTGAAGTGCTGGCCTATGTCGCTAATGATGATGAGTTGGCTGAAGATATCTGGAAAGCCAAGCCTGCTAAAATGACTAAGCTCTTAGTGGAGATTTCAACTAAATTGACAGAAGCAAAGAAGAAACCCAAAAAGCAAATTTCTAAGGTCGAGGCTCCCGGTGAACCTGTCAAGGGAAGCAGGGTTGCTTCTAGCCAATTGACTGAAGCTGATACTAAGAACATGGATGCTTATGTCGCTAAGCGTCAGAAGATGATGATGGAGAAACGTAAGGCTCAGGGGTTTTAAAAGATGATACATCTTAAAAAAGATTTAGATAAGCAAACTATAACAGTAACCATAGATAACGTATCTATTACTATCAGTATTGGAGAGTGGTCTAAGATCATAGCTCATGAGGGGACTGCTGTTTACGGTTTGGTTAAGAGAGGCTAAAATTTTTAAAATGTACGCTTGACGAATGCCCACACTTTGCTAAGAGTGTGGGCATAAGCGTTTCTTGGTTTGGCTCAAACCCTGCTCTTAAGACTTTCGGCCTTGGTCCCGGTTAATGGCCCTGATGGCTAGCTTCAAATCGCTGTCTCTAGCAACAGCAATTTCCCATCAGATCAAACCCATTAATTTAAGGACTATTAATTATGGCTGGCAATACCTATCTTACGATTGATATGATTACTGCTGAAGCAGTGATGCTGTTTAAGAATAGTAACCTGTTCATTATGAACATGGATACTCAGTACGATGACCAGTTTGCTATCGACGGCGCAAAGATTGGTGATACTCTGCGTATCCGTCTGCCGTCTGACTTCATCGTTACCGATGGTCCCGCAATGCAGTTGCAGGACAATACGCAGCAGTTTACTTCGCTGACTGTTTCCAGTCAGAAGAATGTTGCTACTCCCTACACCACTGCTGAACGTACCATGAGCATTGATCGCTATAGCGAGCTTGTTATGGCTCCTATGGTTAACGCCCTTTGCGGTAAGGTTGCTTCTACCATTATGCGTGGTTCTGAAGGTGGCGTTTGTAACCTTATTGCCAATACTGATGGCGCTGGTAACATCATTTCCCCGACTATGGACCAGTTCACAGGTGCCAACGCGGTGCTTGATGACCAAGGCGCTAACATGCTTGATCGCCGTTGCGTTCAAGACCCTACATCTGATAGCCGCGCTGTTGGTGCTTTAGCTGGATTGCTTAATCCTGTTACGGAAATTTCTGCACAGTTCCGTAGTGGCATGATGAAGTCTGGTTTGGGCTTTGATCGTTTCTTCCGCGATCAGACCGTTATTAAGCATACTACCGGCACATTCTCTGCTGGTGGTACTGTTAACGGTGGTAATCAGACCACTTCTACCAGCGGCGGTAACATCACTGTTAACGCTATCACTGGTACGCTTAAGAAAGGCGATATCATCACTTTTGATGGTGTTAATGCTGTCAACCGTGTTACCAAGGATAGCTTGGGAACTCTGCGTCAGTTCGTTGTTACGGCTGACGTTGCTACCCTCGCTACTGTCATTCCGATTTATCCCGGTCTGATCCCCTCCACAACGTTTGTTGCTGGTGGTCCTGAGCAGCAGTACCAGACTGTTGACGCATCGCCCATTAACGGTGCTCAGATGCGTCTTGTTACCCCTGCTTCTAGCGTCTATCGTAAGTCGCTTGCCTACACTCAGAAGGCAGTTACGATGGCTTCTGCTGACTTGGTTATGCCAAAGAAGGCGGTTGAAGAAGCAGCCCGCACCAGCTACGATGGTGTGTCTATGCGTATGCTGACTGATTATCTCCCTATGACTGACCAGTTAGCTACCCGTTTGGATGTTTTATTTGGGTTCAAATACATTCGCCCTGAGTGGATGTGCGTGATTGCGGATCGCGTATAGCGCTTGACTTTCTTACAACCATCTGGTACTTTCTTCTATCTTAAAAGAAGAGGTGCCAGATGGCTTGGACTAATAAATTTCCTGACCCGGTTTGCTCAGTTGAAGATTGTCATGAGCCTGTACGAAGTAAAGGTTTGTGTCGCATACATTACCAACGTATGTATGTGCAAGGTCGCACACATAGGGTAAAACAAAAAAGAGAAGGTAATTGTTTAGTTGAAGGCTGCGGTAATCCTATTAAAGGTAGAGGTTATTGCGCCAATCATTTACAGTTACTTAGAAGAAACGGAACTCCTACTAAACTAACTAAAGCTAATCGTAAGCATCCTTACTATCATCTTTGGTTTGAACGAAAACAAGCAGGGATACTTTGCGAAGCTTGGTTAGATTTTAAAATATTTGCTGCTGACGTTGGGGTTAGGCCAGAAGGTAATTTTGTTTTAGTTAGAATTGAAGATAAACCTTATGGTCCTGACAATTTTAAGTGGCAAGAACATTTAAAGAAAAAAGAAGGGAGAAAGTGATAAAGATTGGTGGGCAAGAAAGTGGCAAGCTCAGCGTCAATCTAATCCTGCTTTAAATAGAGAAAGAAATTATAGACGAAATTTTCAACTTACAATGGAAGAATACAATGAAAAATTAAAAACTCAGAATTTTGTTTGCGCTATTTGCGAAGAACCTGAAACAGCTATTGACGGAAGAACCGGAAATGTAAAAAATTTAGCAGTTGATCATTGTCATACTACTGGTAAAATAAGAGATTTACTTTGCTGGCGTTGCAATACTTTGCTAGGACGATCGGGCGATAGCATAATTCTTTTAAGAAAACATATAAATTATCTAATTAAGCATGAGGAAGGTTAAAGATGGCTTTTGTTACTTTTCCTGAACCTAAAGATTTAGAATTAAAGTTTGAAGATATGGTATTAGATGGTAGGCCAATGAACTTCCAGAAATGGAACGTTTCTAATCCACATCCCGGCTTTGGTAAAGACCCTAATATTTTAAATGAATTTGGTCATACCAAGTATCCGATGTATGTAGGCAGTGTAATCGTCAAGAATGAGGAAGAAGAGAAAGCTGAGCGGGCTAAGTTGGCTGGTGAAGCTCCTGCTACTCCTGAAACACCTAAGGCTAATTGGTAATAGGGTAGTATTGACTTATCTCTTTAAAAGTGAAATTGTTCACTTTTTGGAGAGATGTGAAATGGGCTGGTCAGCCGAATGGGTTAAAGATAAAAAGTCTTGTTCTGTCATAGATTGTAATGACGTTCATTATGCCAAAGGTTGGTGTAAAATTCATTACAATAGAATGAAACGTAATGGGCATTTACAGCAATATAAAGTTACTAATTTTAAGTGCGCGGTTCCAGAATGCTCTAATGTAGGCTCTATTGTGGGACTGTGCAAAAAGCATTACGATCAAAAGAGGCATCAAGATAAACCTTTATCAGCTAAAGCTAATCATGCTCACCACATAAAGTATAGATACGGTATAACCATAGAAGATTACAATGACAAGTTAACTGCTCAAAATCATTGTTGTGCTATATGTAAGCAGCCTGAAGATGTAATTGTAAATAGTAAAGTTATAAGACTAGCTGTAGATCACTGTCATAATAGCAAACAAGTCAGAGATTTGTTATGCATTAGATGTAATAGGGTTTTGGGTAGCGTTAAAGATAATCCAGAGTTGCTAGCTGATATGATATCTTACCTTAATAGGCATAAGGCTAAAAATTAAAATGGCTAATACCGCCAGAGATTTTGTAACTTTTGCCATGAAAGAAGCTGGCGTTGTAGGTCTAGGGCAGACGCCTAATTCTGAGGACGTAAATAATTGCTATAGATTGTTAGTAAACATGTTGTCGCAATGGCAGAAACGCCGTTGGATAGTTCCTAATCTTATTGACGTTTATGCTACAGCCAATGGTAACATTTCTAATACTATTGGCCCCGGTCAATATTACAACACTCTGCGTCCTGATAAAATTCAATCTGCTTATTTTAAGCATGTCAATTCAGGTTCCAATGATGTTAGCTATCCTTTAATTCCAATTTGGAGTTATGAGGATTATTCTCAAATTAGTTTAAAACAATTATTAACTTGGCCCACATACTATTTTTACGACAATGCATTTCCAGTAGGCAATGTATTTATTTGGCCTATTCCTGATGCTAATTATGAAATTCATTTAATTTTAAAAGGTCCGATTGGTTTTACAATTGAATTGCTAGAGGTAGAAAAAACTGTCAATGGAGCGGGATACGTTGATGGTGTCTATTTGGGCATTCCTTTTGTTAATATTAGCAGTCTTGGTGGTAGCGGCACCGCTGACGTTACTGTGGCTGGTGGGATAGTAACTATTAACGCTATTCATACTCCAGGTGATGGTTACAAGATTGGCGATACTCTTACATTAGATAATACATTGATGGGCGGGGTTGGATCAGGATTTATTGCTAAGGTAACTAACGTTACTGATAGTTTAGATGCAGAGTTTAATATGCCTGATGAATATCAGGAAGCTATCCACTATAACTTATGCGTCAGGATAACTAGCTTTTACCAGTATCCAGCTAATCCAGTGCAAGGTAAGCTTGCTGTACTTGCGTTAAATACTATTAAAAATTCCAACTTACAAATTTCTAAACTTCAGATGCCATCTGCTCTCCGATTTAATAATAACGGAGGGTTCTACATCTTTAATGCAGATGCTAGATAATGCCAGCAGGCTTAGAGCGTATACCTTTAATTAGCACACCTTATTCTGGCAGGAGCATTATTGCATCAGGCCAAGAATGTGTGAACCTGTATGCTGAGATTAATGAGGGCGATCCTCAGGCCCCTACACAAGTTACCTATTATCCTACCCCCGGAACAGTTTTATACGTTGATCCTAATTTTGTTAGGTCTAGTCGGGGCATGTATCGTACTAGTATCGGGACTGCTTATTGTGTAGTAGGACCAAACCTTTACTTTGTTTTAAATAATCAAACTGTAGTTTTGATTGGTGTTATAGCTGACAGGCTTAGCCAAGTTAAATTTTCTGACAATGGGCTTACTGTTGTTTTAGTCGATGGTGTTAATGGTTATGTAGTAGATATTAATACTAACGCTTTCGCACAAATCACAGACCCTAATTTTTATGGTGCTGATTACGTAGCTCTATTAGATACATTTTATATTTTTAATAGGCCGGGAACTAATCAATTTTATATTACAGGCTCTAATGTTAATTTTGCTTTACTCAGTACAGTTGGCGCTTTTGACCCGTTAGACATTGCCGCTAAAGCAGGTTTCAATGACCCTATTGTGGGAATAGCGTCGGTTCATCGTGAGCTTTGGCTTATTGGGAATTTAACATCAGAAGTTTGGATTGGTACTGGTGCTGCTGATTTTTATTTTCAGCAACAGCAAGGCGCTTACATAAATCATGGATGTGGTGCTCAATACTCTATTGCTACCATAGATGTTTTAGTTTTTTTTATAATGCAAGATCAGCAAGGCAATGGTATTGTTATTCAAGGTCAAGGATATGATGTAAGTG